GTTTCACCCTCTTCCGGCAATACAGCATCCAAGTATCTAAGGCCCAAACGAGTAACCAAAGCTGGCTTAGGATGTTCCAACACAACCGCCAAACCCTTCATTAACTCTTTGATAAACGGTTGGTGTGTATCGTATTCTGTTGTATGAAATGTGATGAAATCGTTTCCTAAAACAAACCCTGAGGTACGTTTCAAGTCCGACATATACCATTGCTGCACCATTTCAAATGCGGGTTGAGCCGGTTCAGTAGGAGTATTAAATTCAAACTTCAGCTGCGTAGACTCTCGGCTCTCGAAGAGAGGATAGCCTTGCAAACGTAACGCATCCTGTATGTCATCCACATACTTTTTCATCGCCTTTACAGGCGTAAACTTTATCTGCGCTAACACATAATATACGGGTGCATTGGACATACGAACGTTGTCACTCATGTCGCCCTCCTAATCATATCTATTAATAACTATCAACTGTAGATAGTTTACATGTTGGTTGACACTTTAACCACTACTAAGTTCACTCGTAGCAATTTATGCCTAGCCATTTTTGTAAATCAGGGCATCAGCGCGCGCTCGTAGCCCCGCCACGCCTGCCCGCTTTATGGAGTGGTTTTCATGCAGGTGCATGACATAAGCAAAAGCCCGCCAGAACTGGCGGGCCTGCGTCAAAACGATCCTTAAACGATCATGCGATCTCATGCGGCATAGTCATGCACGAATCAAGAACGCCTTATTGCTGTCATTTCTGATTCTCGTTCCACGATACCATTTCGGATAATAGTGGTTTTACGGACAGTATCCTTACCGTGATATCCAACGTCAAAATTCACTGAGTTAACCTCTTCCATTCGGCATCCAAAACAATCGTGAAAAGCCTTGATAAGTTGTACGTCATCAAGTTGCTGTGCTTTAGGCGATGGATTATTCCTCGGGCTTGGAATCGTTGAAGGAAGCAAATATAAACATGGTGGTGGTAACTTGAATGGTCCGAATGTAACGGCTCGTTCAGGCTCATTTAGAATTTTTGGGCATGGCCTACCAACGGTTCCGCATGCCCAATCCCAGATAACCATTCCGTCAATTCGTTGCTCGCGAGAAATAATCTCTGCACTAAGTCGTGTATGCAGCCCAGACCAGACATTGTGCTGCGGGTCAGCCCCAGGATTTGTACATACACTCCAGATAACGAACTCTTCAGCTTGAGGAGGACGGTCAAATATATTGGTATTATTACCGTCAAGGCACCCTTTCAACTCGATAGCAGCTTTTCTTCCTGAATTCAGGATGACCATATAGTCATGGCGGTTAGACTCACCTGCTGACTCCCAATCTGCAATATATCCATTATCCTGCATGTAATTAAGGACATGCTTAACAAAGTTTCTTTTATCCCGCATTGTTGCGGAGAACTGCCCTCTGATTCTTTCAATGGCCCCTCGGAAGAGGCCACTATCATAAAACTCTGCTTCAGTTAAGCCATGCGCGCCCAATTTATGGGCTTCAACTTTTAAGGCCTCTGCATAAGACTCAATCAATTTTTTTAGCTGAAGATCCTTTTTACACGGAATAACACTCATACTTTCCTGCCAGAACGATGCTATGCAATTTGCTTAAGCAGCCCCGCCGTATCCTCAAACACATATTCCATTACTGGATCAAAAATATGGGTAGCAATATGGGATACGACCGGCACTACAACACCATCACCCGTCAAGTGATACGCCTCATTGTAATTTTTAGGCAAAATATAATCATCGGGTAACCCCATAAGCCTTGCAGTTTCTCTACTTGAGATCAACCTAGTTTTTACCGTTCCCTTCTCAATGACCATGATTACTTGTCTGCTTGAGCCACCTCCCGGCGTCCTCAAACAGCCCGCAACATCATCAAATCGGACTTCTGCTCGCTGTGCTTTTATGCCAAAACTATCTGTTCTGGTTCTCTTATAAATCGTCCCAACAACCTTTTTGTCGGATATAAGCGATAGATTTTTGGCAGCTTCTACTTTCGCTAAATTAACGTCAGTCATCATAGCCATGATCTGCTGCGTTTCTTGTGGAGTATGCCATTTGACGCTGTCTGGGTTTTCCTCAATCAAATCAGCGAAAACCGATGCCCGCTGTTTTGGTTCAGGTAGGTTCCACCATACCCAATTGGATTTTGTATGGTCACACAAGTTATTGTAAGCGTTCAATAAAGTTCTTGTATGCCATGCTTTGGACGGTAATTCAGTAGTGATATTACCAACAGGAATATCATCCCTGACACCAATGATAAATAACCTTGGCCTTGACTGAGGTAAGAACAACGCAGCATCAACAACCATGGCCCCATAGCGGTAACCAATATCATTGAATGCAGAGCATATAGCAGCAAAATCATCGCCTTTATGTGAAGTTAACATTCCACAAACATTTTCTAACGCAATGATTTCTGGAGCGGCACCAGAAGAAATTTTTTGTTTTATTATGCTCCAGAAGGGCCAAAATGTTCCTGAACGCTCACCTTTTAATCCTGCACCTGCGCCCGCAAGGGATAGGTCTTGGCAAGGGAAAGACGCCCAAACTAAATTAGCATTTTTTGATAGTTGCTCTTGAGTAACAGTTTTTACATCACCAACGAAAAGATCTTCTTTACCCCAGTTCTGTTGATAAACGGCACCTTTTTTATGGTCAAAATCATTTGCAAAAACGCAAGTCCAGCTATCGCCTAAACCAGCTCTAGCCATACCCGAGCCTGCGAAAAATTCATAAAAGGTTTTCATCAAGCAGCCTTAATATCTTCTGGTGTGGGTGTATGTTCGCCCTTACATCTACTGAGCTTTTCTGCAATAGCCTCAGCAATCCATGTATTACGGGAGACACAGCCAATCCTCTTGGCACACTCTTTATCAATTGACTCTAGCACTTCGCTAGGTAAACGGAGGCTGAAACGCCCCCCATCAACTTGTTTGGATTTTTTAATCATGAGCTTAACCATAGTGGCGCCATTTTGGTGCATTTGGCTATCATACATATGGTTAACATCATATCCAAGAAATTAATGTAACCAGCTATCGTCTTCCCAGACCTGCTGCAGAATTTCCATTACACGTTCCTTATCTTCAGCCTGTCTAACCCCGCTAAGTTCAATACCATTGGCGCTACCCTTACGGATTCGGATAGCTGTTTTTGGGTAGAGGGGGCGCAAATTTCGGTAAAGCTCGGATTCAAGTGCTTCTAACAGCGCCGGGCTAATTTTCTGCTCTTTATCGATCATTATTTCAACGCGCATAGATTTTCCCCTAACAGGTAACGTCCATTGTCCGGCTGTATTCATGGTTGCGAATTTTCGCCATCAGCTCGTCAGTCAGCTCAGAAACCCACTGGATAGCCAGCCGCTTTTCTTCCTCGCTGCACTCGCTTGCCGCTACCAGTTTTATGAAAAAATCGATGCGCTGAAGTTTCAATGACTCTAAAAGATAATCCTGCATTTTCCCTCCTGTTACGGCCACTCACGCAAGATAACTGTATGTATATACACTGTTTATGTATACAGTATAGTACCAATTTCAAAATGTAAAACGCTTTTTTGGACTTCAATAAGAAAGCACTGACATGAGTCAAAAACAGGAAATATTTTCGGTTTGTCAGTAATACTGACGCCATTTGTCATCCTCGCGCAGCCGCCCGTTCTGGTAAAAGATGCGCAGCCCTCCCCCTGACGGAAGGCTGCCGCCGCGTAAAAGTAAATTTACCTCGTACTCACTGCCATCGAATCCTCTGGACCGCAGCTCATACTCCAGCTGCAGGCGCTGCTGCTCCGAAATATCCTGCTTGTAAGCCTTTTTCCGTTTCGGTTTTACCTGCCTGAGCCGGGCGACCAGCTCCCGCCGTTCCTTTTTGCCCATGCCGTGCAGGTAGTCCTGCAGCGCCTTTTCATCCATGGACGTAATATCCGGTACTTCACCCCCTGTCTGGTTCAAATTTTCAACAGGGGGACAGTTATTGCCACGAGTCCAAGGGGCGCAAGCGCCCTGGTCGGCTGCCGCCTCCTGAAGGTCAACGGCTTTACGAACCATTTTCCACTTCACTGCATGAGTGCAGATCCGACCCTCAATGATCGGGGACCAGATGCCATAAATACGAACACCGTGATCACCGTAGGCGCTCGGCTCGTCGTTCAGCTCATAGGCAGTTCTGACCAGGTGATGCTTGCGGGAAACAAGAACGCCGCCCTGCTTCATGATGTAGGTGGCAAAACATCCAGCATCAGCTGCAGCCAGCACAGCATCCAGACGCGGGTTTTCCAGTACCGGCGCGCCTGCCTTCTTGTCACCCTGCGCCCTGGCAGCCTGACCGGCCAGCAGGCGCAGCTCACGGTACGCCTGGCGGCCAGGAATACCAAAGAAGCGGAATTGCTGGACACGGTGCAGCGAAGCCCAGGCGTTTACGTTCTCAGCGTTATCGCGCAGTGATCTGCCCGTTTCTTTACTGATTTCCTGCGCCAGCCCGCGTCCGTCGATGTTTTTACTGATGTATTTGGCGATATAGCTGGTCGGGGTGCCCTTGCGCGGGTTGATAAGCTCAGACTTGAAGCGAGGCCCGGTATTGGTGCCCAGCTCCTCCCGGTCCTCACGAATGGCGAATTTACGCAGCAGCGCGGTGATGGATTTGCGGTCTTTTTTGCGCATGAAACAAAGCAGGTGCCAGTGCACGGTGCCGTCATGGTGTGGCTCAGCAACGCGGACGCCATACCAGCGCAGCCCGGCTTTATGCATCGCCTTACGGAAAGCGGCAAACATATTCACCAGGTAATCGCTGCTCTGGCGGACCGTGGCACTGGTCCATTTCGGGTTTGGCCTGCCGTTATTAAGCGTCGCGTGAAAACGTGACGGGCAGGTGATGGTATAGAACACGGCGCATTCACCACGCATTTCTGCGATCAGCTCCAGCCCCTTAACGCAGGCCATCATTTCGTTGCGCCGGTGTGCCGGATTGCTGCTGCTGGCGTTTACCACTTCTTCCATATCCAGCGTGTCACCTTCGGCGTTAACCAGCTCATGCGAGCGGAAAAACTCCAGTGATTTGCGGCGCTGTTCGCGTTTGTGGATCACGGCCTCATAGCTGACATACGGGGACGTCTTTTTGTTAACCAGGCAGACAGCGCGCAGCTGTTCTTCCCGCCATTCACACCGCATCTGCCACAGCTTGCGATACCACCAGTCCGCGCAAAGCATACGGGCAAGCGAGCCCGGAATAAGCTCGTAGGGGACCGGGTTACGGCGGTGCTTTTTACGACGCAGTTGCTCGAAAGCTGGCGGGATAACATCAAGGCGCATAGCCTCAGCGGCCACCCTTTCCCATGACCGGCGGATCTCTTCCGGCGTAACGTCTTCATCCGTAAACAGCTCACCGCAGGCAGCATCCAGACACATGCTCATGTGTGCCGCCACCAGGGTAGATAACCGCTTGACCTGCTCCTGACTCATTTCGGGCAGAACCAGCAAACCCTCCAGCCCGTCGTGGCTCGCCATAAAACGGAATGACGCAGAAACCTGGCTGGTACGCACGCGCTCCAAGCGTTCAAGGCACGGCCTGATGGTTTCACGCAGATAGCGGGAATATGCCTTCGGTTTGCCCAGGCCCTCGAAATATTTAATCCGTTCAAGCAGCGGCTTACTGATATGCGCTGGCTGGGCGCTCACGTCAGCAACGATTATCAGATCGGGGTTGAATTGTTGCTGTTCACGGGCCATTTTGGCGCGGCTTATCAGCTGGTCCTGCTCCATTTCTCGCTGAACAGGATCACGGGATTCATTGTAGAAATAGCGTTCCCAGACCTCATTACTCAGGGCCTCGCGGCGCAGCTGTTCCTGCTCGTTGTCCGCAGCATAGAGAGTAATGAGGTTTGAAAGTGCTGACTCCGGCGCTACTTCCGCCGGTTCCAGATAGGGGTTAATTGCCTTTTTAGGCGCGGTCCAGGGATACGCCCCGGTAGCTTTACCTCCACTACCGGGGAGTTCTGATACAAGAGGCGCGACGGGACGGCCTGAGCTGATATCCGTCACTCGCAAACTCCTGCGTAAACACTGCTGCAAACCGCGCTGTCATTTGCACTCGCCAGCAAATCAAACTGCGCGCCGCCTCGTGTCGTCAGTGCCCAGTCGCGATAGGTCTCAATGCCATAAGCATCAACAGTGATGACCTCAATACGCTTTTCAGCCCGGCGTGGATCATGCGTGGAGGGAAAGAAAGTTGAATTACCGCGGCGCGAACAGTCCGCAACCATTCTTTCCCATTCAGCAACCCGGCGAACCTCTTCTGGCCAGCGCTGGAAAATTTCAGCAAGTTCAGATTTACGGGCGTGAATGCAGGGCATACAACCGACACGGCTGCAGCCCTGCAGATATAACGGGTTAGGCTTAATGCCATGGCGCTTTGCAATTGCAAAGACATCCTCATGCAGCCAGTTAAGGATCGGACGATAAACATGCAGGCCCGGCGTATTATCTGCATCTTCCTCCCAGTCCGGCAGCAATGCGCGTGCAGGTGATTCCTGAGCCCTGACCCCCTGCCAGCTGATAACCTCGTCATACTCTTCCAGGGCAGGAACGACAACCTGAGTCCTGACAGGCTCATGCTTGAGGTCGAAGGTGCAGAAACGGGCTTTTGTGGAAGGGAACCGGCCTTTCCACATGCACAGGTCCAGAAAAGGAATGCCGGTGGGCTTCAATATTTCCAGAGCACGGTGCACACGTTCTGCCGCCTCATCGGCAGACATATCGCATTCCTGAACCAGAGAAACGGGCCATTTCTCTGCAATGAATTTCCGTTTGCCTTCGATCTGGCGAGTGAAATCAGCTTTAACACGGATAACTTTGCCCAGCTTTGATTCCAGATAGTCCAGATATTCCATCGTCTGGGGGTGTTCATGGCCCGTATCAGCGAAGACAGAAATATGAGGAACATCGTTTTCAATGGCCCGCAGCCATTGGGCAAGACTATCCTTGCCGCCTGAAATACTGGTGATGTTGATGGTGCTGGCAGCAAAGCAGCGCGGATCGATGGGATTCATACGCGCACCTCACGCACAACCGAGTAATCAGGGCTGCCAGCCAGATCAACGCCAGTCCAAACTTTTGGTTTCAGTACAGCAATAAGTTCGCCTGCGGTTTTCCCTTCTCCTGCAGCAACTCCTATGCTGCGTTTTGTGCTGATACGGTGAAGGGTGAAATTTCGGTAAAACGAACGAATCAGGCGGGTGTCGCTATTTGACACGACGATCGGGTGCCCCTCTGATGACCGGCGCACCAGAATAGATGCCAAATCATATTGGTCATCATCAGAGAACCCGGCAGTGTGATAACCGCTAAAAGTACCGTCATAAGGCGGATCGCAGTAAACAACATCACCCACTGTAAGCATTGCCAGCGTTTCGTCATAGCTGGCGCAGATGAACGTGGCACGCACTGCCTTTTCAGCAAAGGTCAGGATTTCTGCATGAGGGAAATATGGATTTTTATAATTACCGTAGGGAACATTAAATTTCCCGCGTTGGTTATAACGACACAACCCACGATAACAATGGCGATTTAAATACAGGAATAATGCGGCGCGCTCCAGCGTGGTCAGGGATGTATCTTCGTTAAAACGCAGACGATTTTCATAATACTTTTCAGCACTGTTATCTTCGCTGAATAACCCCCATGCAACCTGTATTAATTCCTCAGGATGGTAGGCCGCTTTCTTATACAAATTAATAAGGTCAGCGTTAATATCCGCGACAAGATAATGAGGATAGTCTGTTGCCATCATCACAGCGCAGGAACCTGCGAAAGGTTCAACCAGTCGAGGGCCATCTGGGAGGTGCTTTTTGAGTTCGGGCATGATGGCGGTTTTGTTTCCCGCCCATTTCAGGATAGTGCTCATACAACGCCTCCGTTGTAGTGCTTACCTTTAAGCTCTGCGATTTCCTGACAGGTCACACAGCACTGCACGCCCGGAATAGCGCGGCGGCGAGCTGGAGGGATCGGTGCATCACATTCGATGCAAAGCACACGGGAAACGCCCGGTGCTCTGTTGCGGGCAGTGTGGATGTGGCGCTGGCGTTCTTCTTCAACGCGCTGCTGTACGAGATCCATAGAGTCAGCCATTAGTGCAACTCCTGAGATTCGTTTTCGTAGCGGGTTGCTTCTCGGCGCAGCAACTCAGCCGCTTCAATACCGTTTAACCCTTTGTTGGTGATATGGGTTGCCAGCGCCTCAAGGCGGATTGAAACTGCGAGCGCGCGGCCTTTGCGCTCCTCACGTTTGGCAATATCGATCACCGTCATAAGTGGGTCGGTTTCGGCTATAAACATTTTTGGTAATTCTTTCTGCATTGTTCTCTCTCCTGAATTTGGGCAAAAGAATGCCCGGCGGGTTTACGCCATTAATTTCTGTTGTGGGTTAATTCGGCATGGTTAGCCGTTTGGGAAATAAGCTCACCACTGCACGAAAATGATTCATTGCTTTAACCAGTTCCCGCTTTTCGTCAGTAGTCAGATCACTAATATTGACGCCGTGACGTTCTGCCGGAATTTTTGCCATAAAGAATATGGCAGCCAGTGCGCGCTCATTTTGTTTATGGTTTATATCGCGACGGTCACGCATATCTTTAATGAACCTTTCAAGCTCTGGCTCAATATTCAGACCAAACACACTCGCCCTTAATTCAGCTATATGGTTCAGTCCTTCAAGCCGTTGACCCGGGCTTAGTGGAACAGTCGCAGAAGTACCTTCAATAGCCATGGTTTCACCTGTTTGGTAGTGGTCAGCCCTGCCAGTAGTTCTTCATGAGAGCGGGACGGGTGCCAGCGCTTGCCATCTTTCCCGATAATCCAGCCATGGCCGCAGTGCATACCCTGGCTTTGTTTAACCAAAAGCGATGCGAATGAGGGTTCTTTATTAAGCATGAGCACCTCAGATCAGACCAAAAGACGCGCTGAGGCCCGTCACTGTATCAACAGCACTTGCCATTGCCGGGTTGTACTGCAGGCGCGCATGCATGGAAACAGCTGTAAGTGCCATTAAGCGAGTGACAGAATTGATGCTTTCGATAACCTGCCGACGTTCCGTTGTTGTCTGGTGTTCGCCAGAAACAGCGCTTGCTGCAACACGACCAATCTCTGCTGTAGCATTCAACACGTAATGAGGCATTTTCTCGCTGGCAACTTCGTTCAGCGGCACGCATGGCAAGCAATGGATTTGCGCCAGAAACCCATCAACCAGCGTGGAGTCCTCGGTGATATCCGTCAGCAGCCAAATTTCCGGCGCCGTGAGTTGATGCGGTTGCTCCGGGTTCAATTTGTTGCGCAGCGTCTGGACGTTCATGCCTGCGCGGTCGGCCAGCTTCGCCATATTGTGACGCAGTGCGAAAGCGCGGCATGCTTCATCAAAGTGTGGATGTTTGGAAATCTTATAATCAAACATGCGAGCCTCTTGGAAAGTTCTCATAATTGAACTTACTGACCAACAACAACGCGGAAGTTGGAATGACCAAGGGACTCACGAACCTGATCGGTTTTGTACATCAAGTAACGAAGACATACGCGCCCCTTATTTTTCTCCTTTTTGACCATATACTTAGCCAATTGGCCATGGTGGATTTTTTGATAAACAGAGCCGCGAGAAATGCCTTCCCATTCCGCGAACTCTGCAGGTGTAGCCATCTCTTTTGGTACTCGAATTGAAATATCTGTGCTCATAGTGCAGTATCTCTTAGTTTGTTTTCGTTTCATCTCGTTTTATATGGTTTGGTTTTGCTTTTCAAACCATGAGCGGATATTAGGATCACTTTTTATATGCGTCAAGAGGTTTGATTATGAGTTTAATCAAGGCAGGGAATGATAGTGGTGGACGTGATGCAATCAATAGGCTTATTAAGGCCTACAATTTCAGCTCACGTCAGCAGCTTTGCGAACATTTGGACGTATCTAAAAGCACTATGGCTAACAGATACTTAAGAGATAGCTTTCCCGCTGAGTGGGTAATTCAATGCGCCCTAGAAACAGGAATTTCCCTTCTATGGCTGGCAACCGGCCAGGGGGATATGTATGCGAGTGAGAACGAAGAAAAGAATCTCAAAAACGAAACCTCCGTCACGGTAAGACCACTTTCTAAAATCGTTGCTCCCAGTATCAAACATGTTGAGCTGAAGAATGGCGAGCTGCAGCCGTGCGATGAAATCCTTCTCGATAGCAGACTGCTGGAAGGTGAATCTTCCAACTCTCTTTTTGTAAAAACAGCTAGTGATAGTTTCATTGTGGATACGTCTGTGAAACAAATCAGCAATGGTTATTGGCTGGTAGACATCGACGGCGTTAAAAGCTTCGTTAAGATTGTCCGCATTCCTGGCAATAAAATTGTGGTTCATCAGGATGAAGCATCCTTTGAGTGCGCTGTAGATGATGTAGCGGTAGTTGGCCGCGCAGTAAAAGTCCTTAAGAGCATCTAACCATGACGATTAGAAAGCAGCCGAACGGAAAATGGTTGTGCGAATGTTACCCGAACGGGCGTGACGGCAAGCGCGTGCGCAAGCAATTTGCCACGAAGGGCGAGGCTGTAGCATTCGAAAACTTCACCATGGATGAAGTGAACAAAAAGCCGTGGTTGGGTGAAAAAGAAGATCGGCGTCGTTTATCAGAATTGATTGAGCAGTGGCACTCCCTTTACGGCCAGACGCTCGCAGATCCCAAGCGCCTAATGGCGAAACTGAATATTATCTGCAATGGGCTGGGCGATCCCGTAGCCTCTGAGTTAACCGCCGGTGACTTTACAAAATATCGTGAAGCACGATTAAAAGGAGAGGTTCGTAACGAAGACGGCGCGCTAATGTCGCCAGTAAAACCACGAACGGTGAACCTTGAACAGCGTAACTTATCATCCGTTTTTGGCACTCTGAAAAAACTGGGCCACTGGTCAGCTCCTAACCCGCTAGCTGGACTACCAACATTCAAAATCGCAGAGGGTGAATTGGCGTTCCTGGCCTCGGACGAAATTAAACGCCTGCTTGATGCCTGCGCTGATTCTCAAAGCCCTAGCCTATTGAAGATCACAAAGGTATGCCTGGCTACCGGCGCACGGTGGAGTGAAGCCGAAAACCTTCAAGGCCATCAGTTATCAAAATACCGGATCACCTATACCAAAACTAAAGGCAAGAAAAACCGAACTGTACCGATATCTCAGGAGCTGTATGACGAACTCCCCAAAAACAGAGGGAAGCTATTTACGCCATGCAGAAAAGCTTTCGAGCGGGCAGTAAAAAGAGCCGGTCTCGACTTGCCTGAAGGTCAGTGCACGCATGTGCTGCGCCATACATTCGCCAGCCACTTTATGATGAACGGCGGAAACATACTAGTTCTTAAAGAAATCTTGGGGCATGCCGATATAAAAATGACGATGATTTATGCCCATTTTTCTCCAGACCATTTAGAAGATGCGGTAACCAAAAACCCACTTAATTCAATTGGTGTCTAAAATGCAAC